AGGCAGACCAGTAGCCGGGTCGATGAAGACCGCCTGCTTGTTGTCATCATCCAGCTCCTGTTGTTTATACAGGTGCTGCAGATTGCTGGTGTCTAAGTCAGCAGCAACAAGAGTTGAGCCATCGGTGTAATCCACCAATGGCGCATTCAGCGGGGTGATGCGTCGTACTTCAACGCGGACGCCATTGGCAGGGGCCGAAGCCAACTGCACCGTGGTGTCATTGACGTAGGTGTAGGCGGTGTCGACGTAGTTGACGTAGACCTTGACGTGTTCCTTGCGGATGTACGGGAAGGTCAGCGCAAATTGCGTCTGGCTGCCGTTACCGGTGTAGATGGCGTAGGAGTAGGGCATCAGCGTTTACCGGGAGTGATCGACCAGGACTGAACTCCTGCTTGACCGGGCTGGGCGGTAGTCCCACCGTACCGGCGGAGATACTCCTTTTCACCTTTGTCTGCTTGGAGCACAGCTTCCTCCTGGGTAATGAGTTGACCTTTGGGTGTTGTGGCCTTGTAGACAGCCTTGGCCAGCTCCTTGTACCGCTGGATCTCTGTTTGGAGAGCAGCAGCACGAAGGCTGACAAAGCGATTGGATGGCCCCTCGATTGGCCAGGACTGGTACTGCGGGGATTCGATCAGCTCTGTCGCTGACTGCAGGAAGGTGCGGCCAAACTCATCCTTCACGGTGGCGAAGGTCATGACATAGTCCTCCAGTTCGCTGGGGGTGAGGCGCATCTCGGCACCGAAGTCAGCAGCACGAGGCCCGCTGAAGTTGGTGCCCTTGCCATGGAGGCGAGCCATCTCCTCATGCACTGGGGTCAACGGCTGACGACCCACCTGGACTGCAGCCATTGGGGTGAACTGCATGAGGGATTGCAGCCATGGCATCTCGGCAGGGATCTGCTCAGCTCCGAGGATCCCGGTGGTCAGGATCGGAGAGCCGGTGATGTAATCCCTGCGGGCCGGCAGGTCGTTCGACCAACCAGGCACTGCATTGCGCACTTCATCCAGGGTTTCCTGGAAGAAGCCCATCAGCCCGCCAATGTCGCTGGGATCAACGGTGCGAGCGACGGGGTCGACCTCACGGCGGGCAGCACGCAAGGCAGAGCTGTAAGGCACCATGCTGGCCGCCAGGCGGGAGAGATACCGCGAGAAGGCATTGCGCTGGTTGGGGCCAGTGATGATCTTGCTGGGGTTGAAGGCTGCCTCGTACAGCTCGTTGAAGCCCTGGAAGTAGCTCTTGCTCAGCACACCACTGGTCGACATACGGGCCAGGGTCAGGACCAGGGAGCCGCCCAGTCGGTTGCGCTCCTCCGTCGACAAGCTGTTGGCAATGTCGGCGTAATCACCGATGGCACCGAACAGGGTGGTCAGCGGTTCAAAGGCACGCATAGAGATGGCCTCTTTCCACTTGCCTTCCTCTTCGCTCCAGTACTGGACGGAGTAAGGCATGCGGCCTTCGATGTCCGTCCACTTCTGCTTGGCAGCAGGGTCGATGGGACCACCACCGTTGAAGCGGATGTAGCCCATTGCTGATGCCATGGTCGCCATGGCAAGAACAGCAGAGCCGGTCGCTACTTCGCCCAGGGCCCGGTCCCGGGTGAAGGGATCTTCGCTGCTGATGTCCCGCCAGAAGGTGTCCACAAAGGCGGCAGCAGGCGTGTTGCGAGCAGCCGCCTTGATGATGTTGTTAGGCACCCGGATGAAGGGCTGGATGAATTTGAAAGCCGGACCCACATAGCGGGCATTGGCCAGGGCATCCATTGCTTCCCCGGGAATCGAGGCCAGTCGACCGACAGGGCCCTGTGTCGCCCAGGCCGCCATCTTGTTGATGAGCAAGCCTTCTTCGACGTACTGCTTGGCGAAGTCCTGCAGATCCTGCTTCTCAAGGCCACGGGCCTGGCCAAGACGGACGCCCTCGGCGTAGGTGCGAGGCTCCAGTTCAGCCCAGATCTTGTCGGTGAAGTTCACCGAATCCATGAACTTCTGGGCATGCGGGCTCTCCATATGGATGTCCGCCAGGTTCTTGCCGTTAATCACGGCGTCCTTGATCGTCTCCTCAGTGCGGGCCGCGGCGTACTGCTGCGCCCACTTCCAGGCCTCAGGACTCATGTCCTTCATGCCACGTTCGACGGCCAGCTCCATGCCACGGGGCAGGTGACGGACGTGCTCGTAGGCGTAGCCAGCCAGGGTGGAGTTGAAGGTGTCGATGGTCAATGCCACTCGGGTGGCACCAGTACCAAGGACACGCCAGAGATGGTTCGCCATTTGCCCGATGGGCTTCTTGGCGTACTCCTCACCCATGTTCATGGTGTTGACCGTCCAGCCAGTCATGGCTTCCGGTCCCTCCATCAGCTCGCCCTGGGCCTCTTGCTTGGCGATGCGGGCCAGGTAATCGACCGTGCTGCCTTCCAGGTTGAACAACGACTGGCCAGCCTTAAAGGCATGCCCGGCAGTACGGATGGCATTGGTCATGTTCATCCAGTACTGCTGGTACATCAGCAGCGAATACATCGCCCGCTTCATCTCACCCTTGATGGCACCACCAGCTGCCTGCTGGATGGGCAGACGAGCCAGGTTCAACATGCCGTTGAACAGGTTGGTCATGGTGGTGGCACCACCGCTGATCAAGTTGTTGGTGCGCAACATCAGCAGCGGGTTGGGGCCAACCGACCGGGTGTCGTCGAACGCACGCCAGAACTTGGTGCGGGACTGCGGGTCAGCACCGATGGAGACCAGCGACTGGGCCAGGGCATCAGCTGCAGCTTGAGCCTTGGGCGTGATCTCACCGCCGTTGATCGCCTCCGTCAGGTCGGGGTCGATCTTGTTGGTGAGGGTCTCCTCGATGGGCTTGGCCTGTTCGGCTTCCAGCTCCTGCTTGATCTGGGTGTCGACGTCGATCTCCTGGCCGGCCGGTACATCAGTGACGACAGGAGGCTCAGGCACCTCAGCGTCCTTGACGTTCTGATTGGCAGGGATGTCGTAGTCCCGGGGGATCTGCATCTCCAGGCCCAGCTGACCCCATGGGCGGGTCACGCGCATGATTGCCTGGTGCGTCGCCCTGCTGGCCTCAGCAGCAGCAACCAGACGGGCCAGTCGCTCTGATTCGTTGAGGCCATCGAAGTTGGCGCTGTTCAACCACAGGGCTGCTTCCTGGGCTGCCTCCACCTGCTTCTTGTCGGCGTAGGCCATGGCCCGGTTGAGGGCACCCTGCTGGTACTCATCGAACCCACGGGTCAGGGACTTGAGGCCAGCCATGATCGACTCGCCGTCTTCACCATGACGGGCGAACCAGTCCTGGTTGAAACGACGCACCTCCTCAGGACTGAAGACCGGGATGCCGGATTCAGTAGGACGATCAGGCAACACCTTGGACATGGCGTTCAGGCCATCGACCAAGTCTTCACGTTTGGCGGTGTAAACCGTCTTGCCAGAGGGTGACTGCACCTTCTGGAAGCTGTTGGCCATGAGATCTTCCATGGTGATCTCACCGTTCAGCAGGGCCTCGCGGCTGGTTTCCAGCTGACGGGCAAAACGACGCACCCAGTCGTCGCTGTTCTCGGGGCCAGCCGGTGGGTCAACGGGCACCGGGCCTTCCGGTTCCTCGGGCATCACGCGGCCACGGCCAGCCACCTCTGCCTCCTGGGCAAAGACAGATTCACCTGGGGTGCGGCCTGCCACTTGGCCTTGGTAAGCACGCTCAAAGACGTCCTCCCAGGTCTGGAAGCCATTGCGCTGCGCCCAGTTCTTGGTGGCATCCAGGAACTTCAGGAACTTGTCGAACAATCCCTTAATGCCAGAGCTGGCCTTGATGGGGATGCCGGCCTGACGGGACAGGTTGTAGACCGCCGCGGCCTCGGCAATGATTTCAAAGTCATCGGCGTCGGTCATGTCACCGCCGCCCCGGGCAGCGATCTTCTCAAGTTCAGGGCGCGCGTTCCGAAGAACAGCGTTTTCCTGGGGGGTGAAGATCTTGTCGTTCAGGTAGTGAACGGCTTCGTGGTAGCTGCTGCCCCGCAGCTGGTGGGGCGTCTTGTCCGCCAGCGCAATGCGGATCAGGTTCAGCACTGGGTCGTAGAGACCAGCCACTTGAATCTCGCTGTCGGGCACGGAATCAGGGATGCCCCAGTCCTGCCGCATCTTTTTGATGACCCCAGGCGACAGTTCTATTTGCCGCTCAAATTGGATCTTGACCTCAGGGCCGGCAATGCGCTGAAGCTCGGCCCGCAGCCCATCCAGCAGTTCGACCTGGACGGTGGTCGGCCGCTTCCACAGCGGAGTGGTGAACTCACGGATCGCCTCACTCATCTCATTGGTGAGACGGGCGACCTCTGCACCTTCTGCTGCCTTGGCCTGGTTGCTGAGATCACGCAAGCGGCGAATCAGTCGGGCGCCTTCCCCAACAGAACCGAAGTCAGGCATGCCGGCCCGAGCCCGGGCACCACCACCAAAGCCTTGGTCGGGCAGGTCGATGAGACCAGGTTGGGCGTCTTTGGCCTGGGCCTTGATGGCAGCACGCACCTTGTCGCCATGGCTGGCGATCTGACGCAGGTCGTAGCCAGCGGCCTCCACTGCTGCACGGAACTTGGGGGCAGCCTTGGAAACCGTCTTGACGTCATTGGCCAGGATGTAAGCGGCACGGTCCAGGTCGCTAGCGAAGCGCAGCTGGAACTGCTTGGAGCC